TCAGCGCGGCGCCGGGACGTCGACGACCGGTTCGACTTCGGCCGCCGCCGGCGCGGCTTCCCTCAGTTCGGCCGTCGAGGTGCCGGCCAGGGGCAGCGAGAGCCGAGCTCGAGGAGCGCGGCGGACCCGGCGCGGCACGTCACGGACGCGGAGCTTGGCCAGGGCGGCGCGGCCGCCGAGGACCTTGCTCACGTCGACGTCGCCGGCGACGCCGGCAACCTTGCCGGTCCAGGTGTACTGCCAGAGCGCCCAGGTCGACCACGGCGAGGGGACGTCCGGGTGGCTGACGCCGAGGTGGGCGATCCAGAGCAGGTAGTGGTTAAGGAACCGACAGCCGCTCAGGTGCTCGGGGATGTAGCTGGGGAAGGTGTAGATGATCGGCTTCTCGCCGAGGACCTTCTTGATCGTGTGGACGAATTCGCCGAGCGTGCGGCAGGCCGTCGCGTCAGAGACGGAGGTCTGCTCCTCGACGTCGACGAACGGCATCAGGAACCCCTTGCCGTAACCGGCGTGCCCGATCGCCGCGGCGAAGAAAGCAGCCTGGGCCTTGCCCGACGCACCGCCGAAGGAGAGCCAGTGGTAGACGCCCGGCACCAGGTGGGCGGCGCCGATCGAGCGCAGCTGCGCGCGGCCGAAGCAGGGGTTGACGTAGTTCGCGCCCTCGGTGGCCTTCGTGACGGCGAAGCTGGCGCCGTCGGCGCGGACCTTGGCGAAGTCGATCGAGCAGCCGTTGTTGGAGGAGATGTCGATCCCCCACGCCGGGCCCTTCGGCTTGCGGTGGTCGTGCTTCTTGGGCGGCTTGTGCTTGGGCGGGTGTTTCGGGTGCGCCGCCGGCGCCGTGGTGCCGCCGGCGACATGCGGGACGTGCTTGGGGGTCGTGTGGACCGGTCGGGAGATCGGTCGGCGCAGGCGCTTCCACACCCGGGCAGAGACGACGCCGTTGACTGGGATCTGCTCGGCCGCCTCAAAGCGCCGGACCGCGACCGTGGTCGCGTGGGTGAAGGTGCCGGTGACGGCGACGGTCTTGTTGCCGTGGCCGCGCAGGAGCTTCTGGACCTTGCGCACGTAGATGTTCTGGCCGGGCCCGCCGGAGTGCAGGCGCAGGGTCGGGCTGTGGAGGTTGGGCCCGGGGTTCGGGCGGTGCCAGCAGCCGGTGTAGTTGTAGTGCCACCACTCCGAGAAGGCTTCGGTCTTGGCCCAGCAGAAGCGCTTGCCGTGGAGGACGATGTAGCCGACCGTCGCCTGGGTTCCGTCGATCGCCAGACCGACGCCGTGATTGGAGGTCCCTGGCACCGCGGCGTTGCCGCAGCTGCCGATGTTGCACCAGTAGGCGCGGTAGTAGACCTGACGGGCATAGGGGCGGTAGGCGGAGTCGCAGCCGTTGATCGACAGCTGCTGGCCAGCGGCCAGGGCCATGGAGTTGAACGCGGCCGCCGCATCGTTGGCGAGCTGCCCCTCGAGGGGCGTGCAGTGGACGCCGTCGGCGACCTGGGACATGGCACTCGGGGGAGCGTCACCGTTGGTGAATGCATGGGCGCCCGGTGCGCCGACGCCGAGCAACATCAGCGCCGCCACAAGGGCGAGCAGGGTCCGCCGCATAGCGGACCTCCTTTCGATTGAGGCCGCTAGGCGGCGTGTGTTATTCGGTGCAGACGGTCAAGCCGGTCAAGCGATTGACCGAGCAGACGATGTCCCCGACCAGGCCGCCGGGGTTGTCGAGGATCCCCGCCGTCGGGGATTCAGGTGCAGCTTCGGGTTCAGGTGTCGATACAGGCGGTCCTTCAATGGTCGCCGCCGCTCCGGGGTCGGTCGCCGCGCCGCCTTCACCGGCAGGCTTGCCGGTCGGGGCTTCGACTTCAGGCGCCTTCGGGTTGGCTGGGTGCTTAGCGGGGGTTCCTTCTCCGGCCCCGGAGTTGCCGTCGGCCGGCGACGGCGGGGATGCAGGCGCGGCAGTTGCCGCCGGTGCCCCCTCCTCCCCCCCGCCCTCGGTGCCGAGCTCGCCGGCCGGCGTCGATCGGACCTGGCGCGCGGCGGCCTTCGACCCGGGCTTGGGGCACGGGTACCCGACCTTCCAGAAGTTGCGGCAGGTGTCCTTTATCGAGCGGGCTTCGTCGGATTCGCGCTTGATCCGCTGGCAGAGCTTGCCGCCCGGATCGTCTTCGCAGGCGGAGAAGCGTTCGAGCTTCGTGTCCTGCTGGCCGTTCACGACGTTGGCAAAGATCGCCCCGCCTAGACCCGCAAAGGCGGCGAAGCAAACCAAGCCGCCAGCGACCATTAACAGTGCGCGGCCGCGGCGGGCACGGGTGACCATGCGCTCGACGTCCTCAGTCATCCAATAACCCCTTTCAGGAGTAAGGCAGTGAGCACGCCGAGGACCCCGGTGACGATCAGGGAGACGGCGGCCGTATAGAGAGCGTTCGTGTTGCGGTTGAAGGCTTCGCGCAGAAGGCCGACCTCAGTCCGGAGGGCGGGGATCTCCTCGACGTCGCCCTCGACGTTCTCGATGCGGTCCTCAAGGCGGTCGACGCGGCGGACCGTGAGGCTGAGAGGCGTCGGCTCAGGCACAGGCTCGTCCTCCCTTGCGAGGTGGTGGTCAGGGGATGTCGGCCCCCGGGATGGGCCGAAATTCGGGGGTATCCATGTGTCGCAACCGAGTGCGCTCTATGCTCCACGACGTTATGAAGCGAGCCTCTTTACTTCTCAGCCTGCTCTTGGTCCTCGCCGGCGCCGGTCAAGCGCAGGGCGCGGTGAGGGCAGATCGCATCCGATACGAAATTTTCATGACCGCGCCGGAAGCGGTCGAACAGGTCCGGGCATCCGGTGGCTCGGTCCATAGCTGTCGGCGCCTGGCACTGCGCCATTTCCGTTGTCGCGCGACCTACTGGTCCATTCGGCACGAAGCCGAAGAAGTCGAACCAGGCGTCGTCGTCGAGATCGCGGCTGAACCCGTGCCGGAAGAACTCACCGTGGACGTAGGGCTCAACGGGGTTCGCTTTCCTTCAGCATCCGCTTGAGGCCGAATCGGCTCGCGGGTTCAGCGGGTCGACTACGCCGCCACCTTCACGGCCTCGAGGACCGACCCGTCGAGGATTGACAGAGCGCCGGCGTCTTCGGTGTTCTGGGCGTACTGGATCTGCAGGTTGCCGGCGGTTCCGCCGCCCTTGATGACAGCCGTGACGGGTATCCCGATTACCCCCGCGCGGGTACCGAATTCGAGGGCCGTCCCTAGCGGCAGGATCGGCGCCGGGGTCGTGCCGACGACGGTCGGCGCCCACCCTCCGGTCAGCGCGCCGGCGGCTGAGTAGGCGCCCCAACGGCCACTCGCTCCGGCCGGGGCGGTGAAGCCGAGCTTCAGGTCCATGGCATTGTTAGCTGCTTCCACGAATAGGAAGTAGGTCACTCGCCAGCGCTCGGTAGCCGAGGCGCTGATCGGTAGCACCAGGCCGGTGATGTTCTGCAGCACGGTCTGTTTGGTGATCGGCCCGACGCCGGCGGCGAGCACCGCGGTGACCGGACTACTCGCAGCTTTGCCTTCAGGTCCGGTGGCGCCCGTGTCCCCTTTGACCCCCTGCGGACCTTCAGGGCCCGCTGCCCCGGTGCTGCCTTTCGGACCTTCCGCCCCGGTCGCCCCAGTCGAGCCTTTGGGGCCTTCCGCCCCGGTGTCACCTTTCGCCCCTTTGGGTCCTTCGGGCCCGGTCGGCCCCTGTGGACCCACGCCACCTTCAGCGCCTTTCGCTCCAGCTGGACCCTGGGTGCCCTGCGGTCCTTCCGGACCGGTGGCGCCCTGGTCGCCTTTCGGTCCCTGCGGGCCTTCAGCGCCAACCGTGCCTTCGCCGTCGGGGCCTTGTGGGCCTTCGGGCCCGGTCGGCCCCTCTACTCCCTGCGGACCCTGGGGTCCGGTTGCCCCGGCCGGACCAGTTTTGCCTTCGTCGCCTTTTGAACCCTGGGGGCCGGCGACTCCCTGCGGGCCCTGGGGTCCTTGCGGCCCGTCGTCCCCGGTCGGCCCCGCCTCGCCGCGGGCGCCCTGCGGACCCGGGGCGACGATCTCCACCACCTCACGGATCTCCTCTTTGACGACGACGATGTCGGTCATTTGGTCGCCTCCGGGGAGAGGTGGACCTTGCCCTTGAGCAGACGGATCGGTCCGCCTTCGGGCGGCGTGAGCTCCAGGTCCCAGACTGCCTCCCGGCCGACCGCCGCTGCGACCGCGGTGCGGGTCTGCTCGGCGGTGGCCCGGACGAATCCGGTGCCCTCGTCTTCGAGCTCGATCGAGAAGGTGAGGAGCGGGCGCGTCGAGGTGAAGCCCTCCCGGACCTGAGCGGCGGCGGTGTAGCCCTCGAGCGGCGTCGGCGCTTCCTCGGAGTCCAGCCACCTGAACTCGAGCTGGTAAGAGGCCCCCGCCTCGAGCGTGATGTTCTTGATCGCAGCAGGCATCGTTTCTCCTCTCAGGTCACAGGTTGCGGGCTTCGCGGCCGATCGCCTGGCGGGCCAGGAAGGCTTTGAGCAGCTCGTAGCCGTTGTCGACGGAGATCGTCAGCTGCTTCGAGTCCTGATCCCAACTGGGCGTGGAGGTGATCAGCCGCGGCGCGTCGTTGGGATGGTTGGTCAGGGAGAGCGTTTCGCCACACCGCAGCTTCCAGCCCTGCTGCCAGTGACCGGCGGCGTCCCTGACATAGCCACCCTGGATCGTGATCGTGCCGGGCGACTTCGGCCGGTTGTACTCGAGCAGGTAGGCCCGGCACATCTGCAGGCAGTCCTCTTCGGTGGTCGGATAGGGCGCCGTGAAGTCCTTCCAGAGCTCGTCGCCGTGGAGGTTGGCCGGGTTGGTTTCGGTTTCGTCTCGAAGCTCGGGATGGTCGGGCGGGTACAGGGTGTGGGTGCGACCCCAGAAGTCGGTGTAGGTGCCTTCGACCCCGTTGGCGAAGCCCTCGATCGAGTCGCCCTGGAGCGGGTTGAACCGCACCCCCGGGTCGGTCGTCTTCACTTGCCAGTCGTACTTGGTCAGATCGTTCGGGTAGAACTGCACTTCCCGGTTCTCGAAGACGCCGAGTTCGAAGAGGTGGAGGTCGTTGAGGGTCTTGGCGGCGTCGTAGGGGAAGGCGGCCTGGAAGGCGGCGTGCTTGACCGGATAGGTCGTTGCCTGGCCGGCCCAAGTGAGCGGCGTGAAGTTGTTGAAGATGTACTCGAGCATGTCGGAGACGGTCAGGCCTGCGTCGGCGCCGGTCCCCTGCACGGGCAGGCTATGGAGACCAATTACCGCGGCGTTCTGAAAGGCGTATATGTTCGACATCGGGCCTTCGTAGGCGCCGGCGTACATTGCCCGCATCCGCGCCCACTTGTAGCCCGGTCCGGGCGCCACCACGCTCTGCCCGGGGACGTTTGCGGTGCCGTCGTAGGTGGTGCTGACTTTGTTCGTCGTGTAGAGGTCTGATGTCCCCAGCGCGACGTTGTTTTCGAAGTCTTTTTCGGTGTTGAGGGCGCGGTGGTCGAACAGAACCCGGTCGATGTCGGCGTCGTCAAAGTTGTAGTGGGCCTCACCGGCCTCCTTGCGGCCGGCCGCGGCGTTCACGTTGGTGAAGTCGATGACGACGCCGGGTGGCTCAGTGGGCGCCGTGGAGGGCGCCCCCGTCGAGACCGACGCCGCCAGCATGATCGCTGCTTCGAGCAGCTGTAGCCGACGTGCCAAGGTCGGCTCCCCCCAGTGGCCCTGGTCCCGGTCGATGAAGGGCACGGTGAATTTCCGGAATTTCGCGGTCCCCATCCAGCCGATCGTGGTGATGGCGAATTGCTGGATGGGATCGTTGGTGCGAGCGAAGTCGTGGACCCGCCCTTCATATGCCACCTCGCCGTTCTTGCCGACGAAGCGGACCGTGTCGAGGAGGTTGAGATCCTCGTGGTCCTTCATGACAGGGCGGGTTACGGTGAGACCGCCTGGCCCGAACCCTTCGCCGCGCTGCGTTTGGAAGTTCTGCCCCTGGGGCCGCTTGCCCGCCTTCTTCGAGTTGGCGTCCCATCGATAGATGGTGCCGTCGTGGGTCTCGATCTCGGCGTCGAGCTCGATCGGCGGTTTGGAGCGCCGCGGCCGCCGCGGCGGCACGTTCGCGACGTAGTAGGGCCATTGCCCGTTCTCGTCGAGCACGAAGAGCTGCGCCATGCTGGCGCTGTTCGGAGCTTTGCCGGTCTCCCGAACCGTGCCCTTGGTCGAGAAGGGCCACTCCGTCGTGGCACCGAGATTGAGGGCAACCCGGGCGTAGGTGTCGTTCTCTGCCTTGCAGACGACGCCGTCGTGACTGATCTCGATGCTGTCGCCTAGAAGGTCGTCGGCGGTGATGCGGATCGGTTTGTCGAGCTTGCCGACCTGCAGGCCTTCGCCGAGATGGGGCGTGCTCGCCTCCTCACCGGTCGCCAAGTTCTTCACCGTGACGACGCCGAGGTCCTCTTCGAGTGGAGCCAGCCCCCCTGCCTCCCTCAGCACGCAGCTGCGCGGCACGCCGAGGCAGGTGAGGGTGTAGGTGCCGTAGAGGAAGTACCCGTGGTAGCAGTGGTCCTGGTGGAAGGGCTCGCCTTCGGCTTCCTGCCAAACCAGGTAGGGCAGCCGCATCCACGATTCACGAGGGTCGGCCGAGGCGTTCTTGTGGCCGTCGACTTCAGAGCCGTTGTACTCGTATTCGAGTGGCCCCGAGCCGACCTCCATACCGACCATCCAGTTCTCCGGCGCCAAGTCGCCGTGCTGGTCGAGGACCCACATGAGGCGCTCGCGCGGGTCGAGGCCGTCGTAGGCGCCGCGGGCTTCCTTGTCGAGGCAGATCCGGTTGTGTGGGCTCGCGGTCCCGAGCCGCTCGCTCGAGGTCGTGGCGTTGTAGGAGCACCAGTTTTTTTCCGGTTCGGGCGTGGTGGCGTCGATACAGAAGGCGACCGGCAGGCCTGCCGGTACGACAACGCCGCCGAGGTTGACCGGGATTATCTGGGTCGCGAGCGTGTTTTCCGGACCGATCAGGCCGAACTCTTCCTGGGTAGCGACGTAGCGCGCTTCCATGTCGAACTCCTCTTCTGCGAGGACCTCTTCGAGGTCGGGAGTGCCGTCGCGCTTCAAGTTGCAAAGACGCACCCGGATCCGCCCACCGTTACCACGGCCGTAGTTGGTGCGGGAGGGTTTCGAGGGCGGCTGGAAGTTCGTGTTTTCGCAGTTGAATGGGAAGCCGACTCGGTGCAGAGTCGTGTCCTGGTCGAAGACCTTGACGTTGCAGATCATCCGGTCGTTGGAGCGGAAGACCTGGTTGTTGGCGTTCTGGGCGCCAACCGGGATCTGGACGTTGCGTTTCTGTCCCCACATACGCCCCTTCGGCGCCCGGCCAGCCATGCCGCTCTGGTAGAGGTCGGCCACCTGGTCAGGTTCGAGGCAAACGCCGTCCCAGGCCGCGAAGTCCTTCATCAACCCCGCGAAGGGGATCCCGCCCGACGACTTGCCGCCGACCGCCAGTTTCGCTTCGTTGGCGGCAAGCGAGCCGCCGAGGGCCGCGTCGAGGATCTGGGTGCTGTCGAGGTAGAGGGAACCCCGTTCGCCGTCGAAGGTCCAGGCCAACAGGTGAGGGACTTCCAGGGAGGTGGCGACGTCGGCGCTGACCGAGTTCAGTTTGCCGCTCGCGTCATAGCGGACCATGCTGATTTTGTCTTCGCGGATCTGGACCGCGTAGCCACCCGTGACGGTGCCGGTGAGCGGGAATTCCTTACTGAAGATCCGGCGGGCGGTGTTGTCGAGCAGGGAGGGCTTGATCCAGACGAGCAAGGTGTAAGGCGTGTGGCCGGTGAAGTTCAGGAGCGCGCTCGAGGGCGCCGCGATCCGGCCGGCGCCGGTGCCGGGAAACTTGGCCGAGGTGCTGGCGTCGCCCGGCATGAACGATGGTTCGCCGAGCGTGGGCCCGGCGACGACGGTCCACGAGGTTCCGCCGACCAGGTCGACGGCTTTGGTCGCGGCTTTGGCGTCGCCCAGCGGCAGGAAAACGGTAGGCGAGAGCGCCAGTACGTCGGCCTGGTAGGTCATTTCAGCGCGGCGCCAGGAAGCGCTCGGAGACCTTGACTTCCAGGCCCTGTTTATCGGTGACCCGGCGATCGGCCTCGGTGTCGACGTCGTTCTGGCGCATCTTCGCGACGAGCCGGGAGTCGCCGGGCGGGACGTAGAGGCCGCCACCGCGATATTGAGAGGGCGGTCCGTAGAAGACGCCCGTCTCATCCTGCCGCAGGAAGTCATCTCCGCCGCCGCCGCGAACCTCCGCCTGCCGATCGGAGTAACACACACGGCCGGGCTCAGGCGTTCCCACCACGCTGAAGTGGCTGTAGCCGCGGGAAGCCGCCAGGCCCGAGGTCCAAACGTCGTACATGCCTGCCTGCCCGGACTCCAGAACCCCTCCGGCCGCGAGGTCGTCGTCCTGGCCGACGATCGGGGAAACCGTAAACGCATTGCCGCCAGGCCCGAGGAAGGCTTGCCACGTGCCGGTCCCCGTGGCTTCCAGATTCATGGGGCAGCGGAAGATCGGGGTAGACGGCCCGCCGATTGACGTGACCCCGAGAAGTTTCTCTACGCCACCAACTCGTTTGAACACCACCAATTCGATCCAGGGCGAAAAGAAAGCCACCTGACTTACCACGAAGGCACCGAGCCAGTTTTCTGGATCGAGGTAGCGCAGGAGGACCCCTCCCCGAAACACGTTTCCGACTCCTCCAAATACGAAGTGGTCTCCGGGAACTTCCACCATGACCCCCACCATCGCGTTGGTGTGGGTGGCGCTCCCGGCCAACGCGTAGCAGCCAGAGTGGAGATCGGCATCGCTGACTTTCGAGCGCGTGACTCGATGGAGGACCGGATCGATTTGAAAGCCGTTGGCGCCCGTCTTAACCGCCTCCAACCAGTCTTCGCCGGAGCCAAGTGCCTTCGGTTCGTCCAGGGGTCCTTCCGCCTGTTGGAACTCGTCATAGGCGAGCAGCTGGGGGGCCTGGGTTGATTGCAGACCACGAGCCTTCCCCCATCCGTAGGTCGTGGGGATTAGCTCGATGTAGTTGATGTCGTTGTCGTGAATGGCCCCGGCCGACTTCTGTTCGATCCGGATCTCGGATCGCTGGTCGCCGATCTCCACTTCATCCAACGACACTTCGCCGCAGTCGATCTCGAAGTAGTCGTCGACGTCGGGCGCGGCGACAAACGGCAGAGAACGGAACGGCCCGTCGCCTACGCGATAGCTCACTCTGAAGCGGGCATCTTTGCTGGTCGGCCACACCCGCGGCTTCACCCTGAAAGAGCCGATATGAGGAAGATCGCCGGTGCTGCAGATCGCCGTCGGCGAGTCGATTGCGGTCGCCCTCACCACTTTTTCTGCTGAATAGGCGCCTGCGCGGGTGGTGATCGAGCCGGAGAATCCCGCCGTGGTCAGCGCGGCGGCCGTGATCAGCGCTGCCCCTGAGTCTTTGTCGAGGCCCCACTCGAGGTGCCGTCGATCGACGGCGGCTTCCTCGGTTGCGATCAGACGACCCTCCGCCGGTACGTCGCCTTCGACGCCGAGGAGTTCCTCTTCCTGTACGGGGGCCGAGCTCGAGGTCGCGACCAGGATCGTGCGCTCGGGGCGGTAGAGAAAGGGGCGGCAGGTCAGCTTGACCCCGATCACCGGCGAGGCGACGAACCAGCCGGCGAGGTCGCCCTCGGGGGTGATGGGCAGGTCCGTGATCTCGCCGAGCAGCATCTTGGGGATGTAGGACCGCGTCGACCCGGCCGGCGTCCACACCCCGGGCAGCCCGCCCTTGTCGCGCCAACTCTGGGCCTCCTGCAGCAGGTCGTTGAGTTCCCCCCACTTCGCCAGCGCGATATCCATAGAAAGCTGGGGGACGACGCGGACCGAAAAGGTGAATTCGGAGTTGGTGTAGGTCGGCTCGTAGGCGAGCGCGGCGCCGTCGGCATCAGGGTTGTCGACGAACTGAGGGCGCTTGGGGGCGGGCGTGAACTTGAAGCTCCCCGACTCGATCGAGAAGTCGATGCCGTCGTTGAACGACAGACCGTCGAACTGCAGATCCTCGTAGTCGACCATCAGCTGCTCCCCACGGTGCCGATGCCGGTCGCCAGGGAGCCCTGCGCCACGCGCGGGCCCAGCTGGCCTTCGATCATGTCCGCCAGCGCGCGCTTTGCCTCGGCCGCACTGACACCCAGCTCGGAGGAGGCGATCGCGTTGGATTGGTCGATCGATTCCTTGGTCGCCTTGAGCATCGCGGTGAGTTCTTCAGTGGCGTGTTGCTGGCGTTCCGCTGCTTCTTTCGCTTCTTCGGCGACCTTGATGGCCGGGTCCTCGGCTTCTTCCCCCGGTTCGTTGAGCCCGTGACGGGTGGAGCGGACGCCGGCCAGCGACGAGTCGACAGAGCCGAGTTCGCTGAGGATGTGGTCGCGCTGGCCGAGAAGCTTGCTGCGCTGCGCCGGCGAGTTGGGCGTCTTGAGACGCGCGTTGACGCTGCTCAGCTTCTCCTGCAGGCCTTTCTTGCGTTTCTTGAAGAGTTCTTCCTGGAAGGCGAGCACGGCTAGGTCGTCCTCTTTGCCCTCGGTCCCTTCGGCCTGGCCGAGGGCGAGCTCGCTGATACCCACTTTGCCGCCGTAGCCGAGGCCGGGCGACTGCAGGAGGGCCTGGATCTGTTTGGGCAGCTCCTTGGCGCTGGGCGAGAGCGGGGTAGACCTGAGCGCCGGCACCTCGGCGGCGACGTGGCCGCTCACGTGTAGGGCTTTTTCCTGTTCCTTGCGGTGTTCGCGACGCTTTTCACGGCGCTCCTTGGTCGCCCCCCCAGCGGCACCGCCAACGCCCGAGATCGGACCGACCTTCCCTTTCGGGAAGCTGGCATAGGCGCCGTTGGTAAACGCTTCCCACGCCCCTAGTCCCTGGCTTGCCAGGACCTTCGCTGCGCCCCTGGCGTTGGCCAGCGGATCAGTCAGGCTGTCGTAGTTCAGCCCGAAGTCGGCGGCCGTCTGAGGAATGATCTGCCAGAGGCCCCGGGCGCCGATGCTGTTGGTTACCGTCGGGTCTCCGCCAGACTCTGCTTGCGCAACCTGGGACATCAAGCCTGGGTTCGGCATCCCCGCGAAGTGGGCGAGGGAGGCGAGCTGGTCCGCGTTCAGGGTGCCGCTGCCGTGCACCCAGCCGCCACCGGCAAATCTGCCGATCGGGCCGCCCCGTGCGAAGAACCCAAGGTGGGCATTGGAGCCGAGCCCTGCGTAGTTGTCGACCATCGCCTCCTGTAGGCCGGCGACGTGCTGCTTCGCGTAGCCGATGTAAGCCTGCATGGCCCCCATCGAGCCAACCGAGTCGGTGGCGCCGGGGTTGTCCGGCGAGCCGTGCGTGTGAAGGGAGCCCGGAGCGCCGCCGATTTCAGCGTTGTGCTGCACCGAGCGAAACCCACTCGACATCGACAACCCGAATTTGCGGTCGAGGTAGGCGGTGACAGCGAGGGTGTGAGCGTCGACGTAGGCGTTGTCGCCGAGCTGCCCGAAAGAGGCGGGCGGGCCGCTGTAGCCGCTTACCCCGCCTACAGTCGTCTTCGGCCGATGCTTCTTCACGTATGCCTCGGCGGCCGAGAACCCCTTGTGGATCCCCGCCTGACCGAGCGCCCGCAACGGATCCGGACCCGAAAGGCGCGGTTCGTGCAGACCACCTTTGGCCATGTAGTGCGGGCGATTGAAGGTGCTGAAGAAGCCGTCGAGCCCCGCTACCCCGTACTCGTTGTACACGGCGCGATCGAGGAGTGGCGACTGGTGCTGCGTGATCGCGGCGAGCTTCTCGCCTGGCGCCACGACAGCTGACATCGACCCGTTGACGAACAACGGCACGGTGTCGTGGCGCCCTTGGCCGGGCACCGTCACCGGTCCACCCTGCGCTTTGAATTCCGGCACCTGTTCGAGGTACTTCTTGCCGCCGCCCCCACCATGAGCCTGCAGGTAATCGACGGTGAACTTTGGGATCTGGCCGGCCCCGAGCGTCTTCATCACCTGTTCGACGTTGACGCCAATGTTTGCGAGGGCTTCCGCCGTGGTGATCGAGAGGCCGCCGAAGGCACCGCCGACGTTGCTCTCGAGGGCTTCGCCTTTCTTGCCACCCTGGCGGGCCATCAGGTCGAGTTTGGTCACGACAGCCGAGCGCAGCTTCTCGACCTCGTTCTTGGAGAGCTGGCCCTTGGAGCGCATCTGCTGCGCCATCTGGATCATCATCTGGCCGGTCACCTGAGCCGCCGCTGGCGGCATCTTGTCCAGGTCCTGGGTGATGTCCCCGAGGCTCTGACGGGTGATTGACCCGGACTTCGCCCAGGTGCGCTCGAAGCCCTTAGCGATGCCCCAGGGGTCGTCTCCGCTGACGAGGTGTGCCTGGCGGGTAAGGCGCTGGATTTCGGCCATACCCGTCTTGGTCGAGATGACGCCGCGGTTCATGCCGATCTCGATCGCCTTTGCGGCGGCGTTGAAGTTCCGGGCGGCGGCGTCACGGGCGGCCTGAGTGCCCTTCTCGAACTTGGTCGCGATCGCTTGAGAGTCCTGCGCCATCACGTCCTGGATGTCGTTGAGGCGGGTGAACTTGCCGCCCTTCAAACCGTGGATTCCGTGTTGAAGATCCTGGCCGGCGATCGTCTGGGCCCGCAACGTCTTCTCAGCTTCAGCCTTCTGCTCGCGGGTGAGATCGAGCTGATCCTCAAGCGTTCGCGCCTCGGCCACCAGGAGCCGGTGCTCCTTGCCGTGCGTCGAGTTGACTTGCTCCAGAACCTGCAGGAGCCGGTGGGCGTCATCGCCCTGCTCGGCCCAGGTGGTGTCGGGCCCAGACGTCAGCCCGATCTCGTTAGTAAGGCCCTTGGCGGCATCCGCCAGACCCGAGATCTGGCTGACTCCGGGAAGCCGCTCGAAAGACCCGATGAGGCCACTGCCCTGATCGTCGAGCTGTTCAAGACGGGCTGAAAGGCCGTTGGCAGGGTCCTCGAGCATCGCCGTGGCGCCTTCAACCAAGCCCAGGCCCAGCCCCACTTTGCCGACAAACTTCCCGAGACCCTTCGCCTTGTCGATCAAACCGAACGCCTTGGTGCCGCCGGCGCCCAATCCAAACGTGGACATCGCCAGGGCACTCTCGGTCGCCGCGGCCCCACCGAACTTGGAACCCAACTGTTTGCCGGCGCCGAGCACCGCGGCGGGGCCGCCAAAGGCTTTGGAGGCGAAGAGGAGAATCGCAGCCTTGCCGATCGGATCAGCGTGTATGAAGCCGTGGATGGTCCCTTCCGCCACGGCAACGCCGAGCTTGCCTGAGCGTTCCGCGACGATCGGGACCGCCGCGTCGATCACGGCGCCGATTTCCTCTGGGACATCCCCCCAGTCGCGCTCAATCACATTGCCGCCAAGGCTGAGCTTTTCGCCCAGGTCGATGTCCTTGCGCGCCGCGATCGCGGCGAGACCATCGGCCGTGTGCTGCAGCTGCGGCACCAGGTCGCGGTTGAGATCCGTAGCGGCCTCATCGATCAGCGGCAGGAAGATGTTGCCGATCGACTCCTCGACATTCCCCACGCCGACTTTGATTTTGTCCATGGCGGTGGCTTGCGCCGCCGCGGAGCCGCCGAACTCAGTCGTGAGCTCTTTGAGGATCGCTTTCTGAGCCCGGAGAACGTCGCCTTCTTCGACCCACTGCGTGATCTGTTCCTTTTTCTGTTCGCTGAAGCTGACCCCGACTTTCTGCAGGGCCGTAATGCCTTTGATCGGGTCATTCAGGGCTTTGCCGACCTGGATCGCCGACGATTTGAAGTCCGAGCCCAGCGCCGTCGACATATCGACGATCGTCTGCGTTGCCTGGCTGAAGATCGCGTTTCCCTGGCCCGCCTCGTTGCGGATCTGGGTGAACGTCAGGAGGACGTTCTCTCCAGATTGCACCTGCTCGTCGTCGATGCCCGTTTTCCGACTAATAGCGCCGGCGAGGTCTTCTACGCCCTTCTGGCCGATGTGGGCGGCGTGTCCGGTCGACTCCAAGACCGCCCTGCTCTGGTCATGGACCTTGTTCGACTCTTCGGCCGCCTCGGTGCTCTTGGCGATGCCATACGCCGCGGCGCCGGCGGCGGCGACCACGGCGCCGCCAAGTACCGCTGCCCCCGTAGCGCCAGCATGGCGCAGCCGCGATCCGAACGTGTCGGAATCGCGGACTGCGCCACGGAAGGCACGCGACAGCTGGGAGCTGTCGCCTATGAGCTCAATCTCTAGCTTGCGAGATGGCACCTAGCCCCCTTCCTGCTGCCGAGCAGCCTGTAGGCGCCGATGAAGATCGGCGTAGATCTTGTCCCAGGATTCGCTGGTCAACTTGCCCACGTCCCAGGCCTGGATGCCGTACAGCTCGGCTAGGAGGGGGAACCAGTCTTCTTGGGGCCGTCGGTAGGGCGAACCTCCTCCTCAGCCTCCTCACGCGCGGCCAGCGCCGGGTTGAAGCCGACCGCCTGGTCGTAGGTGAAGTCGGCCTGCTTGCGCCGGCGGGCGAGGTAGGCGAAGAAGACGCGGCCTTTCGCGGAGCGCGTTACCCAACCCTCCGCCCACAGATTCGCAAGCGGTTCGTCGAACATCTCCTCCACCAGGATTTCCTCCTCGCTGGTGAGGTCGTAGAGGTCGATCTCGAAGACCTCGTCGCTGTCCTCGAACTTGCAGCGCATAACCAGTTTGGGCGTCTCATCGGGCTTGGGAGCAGGCGTCGCTTTTTTCCCCACGGTGGTCTCCTTCAGGTAGGTGGTCGACTGGTCGACAAATCGCGCCCCGACCCGGCCTGTCGACCAGCGGCCGGCCGGGAGCACGTCTTCAGTGAAAGCCGTTGCGATCGGCGATCACGTCAAGCGAGCGTTCGAGCTCGGCCTTGACGCGATCGGTGTGGTCATCGACCGCCGAGTAGATGAAGTGGCGGCCGCGAATCTCGATCGGGGTACCTCGAGGGCGGATCGTCCCCCCCCACTCTTGGACGTTGGCATAGGGCGAGTTCGAGTAGACCGACGCCCCGCGAGCTCGAACGGAATGCTTGATCGAGCTGGCCAGGGCGCCGGTCTTGCGAGGCGCGCGCGATCGCGCCTCGTCTCGGACCTCTTTTGCGATCTCGCGGAGGTGGTCCGTGAGGGACTTCCCGAGGTCCTTGTCGATGGCTTTGAGGTCGCGGCGCAGCTTCGCCAGGCCGTCGACCTTGACTGAGAGGTTGTCGCGGGCCATCGCCGCGGTCCTCCCTACAGCGCGGTGTCGGTGCTGATGACTTCGACCTCGAGCGGTGCGTCGGTGCCGTTGTCGAGCCCCTCGAAGCTGACGTCCGTGGTGAGCACGTCCGGCCCTGAGACCTGCGGCGAGGAACTGACCTGCTTGGCGGCGTTGAGGGTGAAGTTCGCGGCGAAGTCGTTTTCCCCGTCGATTTCGTCTCCCGTTGCCTTCAGGGCCAGTTTCGCCACCGTCTCGTTCTTGTAGCGGTCGTGGTCGGCGAGGCTCGCGAACTCCAGAGTCGCTGCGCCCTCGACCGTCACGAAGTCGTTGGCGATCGGCTGGTCTTTGAGCCCTTTGTTGCCGAGGTGGAGCCGGTCGGTTTTCTGCGGCACGGTGACCGTGACGGTCATCGTCCGCACGTTGCCGATCGGTTCCCCGCCCAGCAGCACGCTCATCTCCTGGAACGTGTACGGCAGGGCGTCGGCGTCGTAGGTGGCGGCCGCCAGCGCTTCACTGGTGGTCTCGTCCTGGGCGTCGACCGTCAGCGTGAAGGTGGCGATTCCGCTCGCCTCGATCGAGATTTTCATCGTGATCGCCTTGCAGCCGAGATAGCTGAACGGCTGGGTGGTGCCGCCGGTGTCGGGCCGGCCCACTTGCACCGTGGCGCTCTTGCCCCACGGCGGGGTCAGCCCGATTTTGTGCAGCTGTTTGTAGGCGGCACTGGAGCCGATTTTCGTCGGCGTGACGACCTCCCCGTGGAACAGATCGAAGATCGCCCCCATCCCCTGGTCGAAGAGTTCGAAGTTGAGATCTCCGCCGGCGCCGCGGCTGGTCGCACGGTGCAGGTTCTGCGCCTGCGCCATCCGCCCGCCTCTCAGGCCCTTGGATTTGACGAACTCCTTGGCGAGAGACAGGCCCTCCGAGGTGAACGGGAGGAACCGGTTCGGCGCTTTGTAGGTGCCGTAGGTGTCCTCCTTGCGGACGCCTACCTGCGCGCCCAGACCGCTTCGCTGTCCCATCTACTCGTCTCCTTTTTCCGGCCCGGGCTCGGGCGTGGTGGTCTCGGCCGACTTGGCCGGGGCCGCGGCTTTCTTCGACGACTTCTTCTTCGCCGGCGACTTCTTGGCGCCGACGCGGCTCCAGCCCTGCTCGAGCAGCTGCTTGCCGAGCTCCTCGGAGACCTCGACCGTCTTGCCGCGCTCCACGCGGCCGACCTCGTCAACGGTGAGGGCCGTAGGGCCCTCGGTGAACTTCACCTTCATTGGATGCCTCCTTGGGCTAGATACGGGCTTTGGCAGTGACGGTCATCAGGACGTGGAATCCCCACGCCTGGTCGAAGAGCAGCTGGCCGTCCTCAAGCTCTCTGACGCGCTGAAAGAGGACGTTGTCCCCGAGGTTGTCGTTGTCGCGGAGCGCCTCCTCAACGGCGGTGGCAAGCTCGTAGGCGCGGTCTTCGGATTCGATGTCGTCGCCGTCGACGGCAACAATCCGGAGAGTCACGTCGATGTCCTCATTAAGCGGCGGACGCCCACCGACGGCGGCAAACTCGCGGGTTGCCTTGCCTTTGACGATCCAGACGTACTCCGGGTCGGTCGGCTCCTTGCCCTTGGCGACGGTGACGCCATCCAAGGCCTCGGCCTCCTCGAGCGTGGAGAGGATGGCGTTCTTCACTCTGGGTATCGCGGTGAGGGCCATCAGCCAACCGAGAGGTAGCGGTGGTCTTCGACGAAGGCATTGACGCTCGGCAGCGGGAAGCTCGCGCCGCGAACGCCGGGAGTGACCAAGGAGTAGCTGCCCAACTCGTTGCTGACCGACGTCGCGCGCTCGTTCCAGTCGGTCGGCGATTTCGTCAGCAGGTAGCTCGCAAGATCCCTGACCGGCAGCTCTGCCGGTCCGAAGATCTCATAGCCGTGGACGTAGGCGACCTCGATGTTGGCCTGGCCCTCCGTCCACCTGAGCGGGGAGATCACGAGCCCCGCCGGATCCACGGTCAGCGTGTCGACGTCGACCGCCTCGCCGTCGACCGCGGCGCTGAGGATCCGGCGCAGCTGCGGCTGACGCACCAGCAGTGTGGTGGATCCGGAGCCGTCGAGCAGCTCCTTGCCATAGCGCGGGCGAAAGGCCACGCCACAGGCGCCCTCGATCTGAGTCGTCGCCGCCTCGCGGGCGCCGGCGATGTCCACGTCGTCGAGCGCCTTGCCGTGCTTCTTCTTGATTGCCTTCAGCGACGTAGCGAACCCGCCCACCACCTCGGCGTAGGTGGTGTAGGAGCTGTTGCCGTCAGTCCATACCGCGACTAGGAGATCGACCTCGGCGAGGTCGGCGCCGGCCAGGTCGACGGTGAAGTAGGCGTCGTCACCGTCGCCCTCTTCGGATGTCGCTTTTTCGGTAACGATCGCGGCGCCGGTGGAGTGGCGAGTGACGGTGACCACGGGATCCTCCGAGAAGGACACCGGGTCACCGTCAGCCTCAGGGAAGCGGAGCGTTGCGGCCGCTCCCTGCAGGATCTCCATGCTTCTACTCGGCGCCCTGTACGGCGTCGCAGGCCTCGAGGGCCTTGACCAGGTCGGTCTTGACGACGTTGCCGTCTTTGCCGCTGCCCTCGGGCTCGAGTGCCTTCTTCCGGTCCTCGATCACCTGCTCGAGGGACTCCTTGTCGAGCCCGTCGTAGGACACGGCCGCCGGCGCCTCACCCTCCTCGTCGGCGAGCAGCTCGACCAGGGTCGCCTTTTGCTCGTCGGTCAGCTCGTCCTCGTCGAGGTCGAGCTCGCGGTGCTTCACCTCCGTGATCGTGCCGATCAGGATGTCGACGAGGACCTCGTCGGAGGCGTCCTTAATGAGGTTGCCTTCCTTGACCTCGACCGAGGGCGTCTCCTCCCTCGGTCCGCTGAACTCCTCGAAGCGATCGGGAACGTCCTGCTCGAGCTGGGCGTACTTCTCGTCGGAGACCTCGGCCGACTCGCCCGGCTGCAAGGTGAGCTCCCGCCCGGCTTCGGAATCGAAGCCGGAGTAAAACACTTTCGCGGTGATCGTTTTCATTTCGATCACGTCCTTTCTGTCGCAGCGGTTGGTGACACGAGAAGGCCCCCCGCGAGCGAGGTCGCAGGGGGCCTAACGATCAGGTCGCGTCGACGTTGTAGGAGAGGGCGACCGCCTTGTCGGTGCCGTAGCGCTTTTCGAGCGCCTGGCGGGTGGTGACGATCACGCCGTCCTGGTCGGACTCGGCGTACAGCTCCTTGAGGAACTGGACCGTGAGCGCGCGTCGCGTACCCCGGAGCATCGCCTTCCTGTGGGTGGTGATGGCGACCGAGCGGGTTTTCGTCGTGTTGTCGAACACGCCGGTCGCGTTGAGGTCGCCACGGACGTACTCCGAGACGATCAGCGGAGCGCCGTCGGCCCGGGCGAGCTCGCCCGTAAGGATGGTCGCCGCGGCGCCGTACTTGTCGACCGTCTGGACCTTTTCTTCGGAGAGCAGGTCGATGTACGGGCCCATCCCGATGATGTGGACGAGGTTGCCGGGGTCGATCCCGTACTTCCCCATCAACTTGCGGTTGGCGCGGAGGCCGGCGACCGTCAGGTCACCGCCGCCGTGGTCCCGTTCGGCCGAGTTGGCTTTCGCGACTTTGCGAAGGCCGTCCCAGTTGAGCCGCGGATCGTCTTCGGCTTCCGAGTCGGAGTCCCGCGGCGTCTTGGCACCGTTGATCGCTGCGTCCTCGAGGTCGGCCGCGGTGAATTCCTCGAGCTCTTCCTGGAGGAACGCGAGGACCGCGATGATCGAGTCCTCGCTGGACTCCTTCGAGGCCAGGATCTCGGTGGCGAACTTTGCTGCCGTCAGGGTCAGCTTGCGCGACGCAGCCGTGATCTTCTTGATCTTCGTCTGCCCGGTGTCAGCCGTCTGCTCGGTGTGGCGGCCACCGCGGGTGCGGGCCAGCGCCCGGGCCGGAATGTCGAACGTTGGCGTCGGCATTTCGACCTCGGGGAAGAGGCTCAGCACCCGCAGCTGCAGGTTGACCCTCTCGATCAGACTGGCCGAGAGCTGGCGCGGGACGAACTCCTGCCCCTCGCCCGCCGTCTGGGTGTCCCAGGCCGCCTGCAGGGCCGGCAGGAACTGCGCTTTGTAGTACCTGCTGTCGCGGATGTCGAAGCCCCCTTCCGACTGACCGCGCATGATCGTGTTGAGCAGGACCAGGTTGTCGGACCGGGCCCGCAGATGGTCGATCGTCTCGACGTCACGCCGAAGCACAGCGGCGACGTCCGACGCCGGGAGCTCAAGCATCGAGACGAAACGCTGGCTCGGCGAGGCGCCCAGCAGCTCTTTCTCGACGTCGATCGGGTTGCCCTCGCCGTCGACGGCGACCGGGTCGGGGGTGTAGCCGCGGTGGGCCCGCGATTTGGAGACCGCCTCCGCGGCGATCTGCTCGACGGTCTCGCGATCGACGAGTCCTTCTTTCATCTCGGTGACCGCGGTGGTCAGCGCCGCAACGCTCCCCGCCACGTCCTCGAGCGTGGTCTCTTTCTCCTCTACCGGCATATTCAGTCCTCCTTGAGGGACTCGGTTACGTGATCGATCTGCTCGCGCATCTCGGCGAGCAGACCCTTGTTGTCATCGCCGTCACTGCCGGCGAGGTTCTGGTCGGGCGCCAGGTCCTCGGCACGACGTCCGCCGCGAAGGTCCTTGACGAGTTGACCGACGGTGTTCTCAAAGGTGTCGACCCGGTCAGCGAGGCCGAGGGCGACCGCACGCTGGGCGCCGATGCAGCGGCCCTCGCCGTAGCCGTTTCGGACATCGGAGACCGAGGCGCCGCGGCCCTTGGCGACGTCAGCGACGAACATGTCGTAGACCTCGTCGACACCCTCCTGGATCGCGGCCTTCGCCTCGTCTGAGAGCGGTTCGTAGGGGTTGCCCTCGGTCTTGTACTTCCCGGCGCTGATCAGCGTCGTGGTGACACCCAGGCGCTCATCCCATTTGCTGAAGTCTTCGTGCACACAGAAGACGCCGACCGAGCCGACGTCGCCACTGGGGGTGACGATGAGTTCTTCGGCCTGTGAACCGATCCAGTACGCCGCCGACGCGGCGAGCGTGTTGGCGATCGCCACCACGCGCTTGGATTTGGTCGCGGCCCTGACATCGGCGGCCGTCTCCGGTACCAGGTCGACGCGCCCCCCGGGCGAGTCGATCATAAGCAGGATCGTCGAGATCTCCTCGCTGCCGACCGCTTCGCGGAGCGCTTCGCGGAAGGCCTGCAGGCCGCCGCCGCCGCCGAAAAGCATGCTCATGAAGGAGCCCCGGGGGGTGATCATGCCCTGCAAAGTGATGATCGCGATCCCGCCCCCGGTGTTCGCGCCCAACGACCTGGCCGCCTCAATCTCCGGTCGCTCCTCGCCTGCGGCGACGCTCTCTAGCTCGGCGCGGACCTGCGCCTCAGTGAGGTCACCACGGCCGTAGCGGGTGAGCAAGGGGAGGGCCTCGGGCGCGATGCCCCAAACGCTTTGTCGCGGATCAGGACGCATGTTCGTTTTCTTCCTCCTGTGGTGACGGCGTGGGTTCCGGAGTCGGCTGCGGGATCTGGCTCGCCGTCTCGGTCGGGAGGTTCTCTTTGTCCCGGACCTCCGAGCGATGCATCCAGCCGGACTTCGGATCGAGGGCGAGGCGGTAGTAGGTCGCGCGTTGCTGTGCGTTCGGCTGTAGGAGCCCATCGCGCAGGAACTCGCAGAAGAAGGTGTTTGCCTGCGGGAAGAGGTCGCGGTCGTTCGATAGGGCCTGCTCGACCTTCTTCAGCGGGTTCTGCAGGGTGAAGGTGAGAAACGCCTGCATGTCGTCCTGGCGGTTCCCGTAGGTGAGCGAGTCACCGGTCTTCCCGCCGAGCAATGACGCCGGCATATTGAAGAAATCGGCGACATCGGCTCGGTTGGAGGCATGGAGTTCGACGAACTGCACGTCCTCAAACGGCATCGTGAAGGTCTCGAATTTCGCACCGGCGTCGAGGATCGCGATATCGCGTTTGCGCTGATGGCGCTCTTTCCACTCCTTGCGCATCCGGTCGCGGACATCCGGGTCTTTGATCTCCTGGTCCGTCTGAAGGGCGCCGGCGGGGATCGCGCCTTCGTCAAAGGTGTTGACGCCGTGCCGGCGCATCGAGAGACCCAGCTGCAGGGTTTCCCGGGCGAGGCCGATCGGCGAGAGCCCGGTGTAACCGTCGATCGTGAACAGCGGGACGTAGATCAGCTCAGCCTGGCTCCAGATCTTCGGCCCACCTGTCGACCTCGTCTCGTGAAATAGGAGACTGCCGTCGCCGCGGCGTTCAATCCGCACTCGCCAGGGGTCGAGAATATGCAGGGCCACGACTCGACTGCCGACAAACTCTTTCCCTATGAAGGCTTTGCCCCAGCTCGCCAGGTGGTTGAAGTAGAGGGTCCAGAATTGGACTGCGTCCTGACCGGGGTTCGGTTTGTCGTGCAGCAGCGAATATGAGGGATGGGAGGTCGCACGTTCGCTGCTTCCATCTTCGAGCCGGCGATAGGGAATCAACGGCATCGACCCCGGCGTCTCAGACGAGAGCCGGATCGCTTTGAAGACGGCCGGGAGCGTCAGTGACTTCTCGACGGAGATCGGCCCGGAGAAACCGTCGCCTTCTTCGTACATCCCTTCGAAGAGCCGCTCGACGACCGCGCCGCCGCCAACGTTCGCCTGAATCCCGGCCCCGCGGGCGAGCCGGCCGACCAGGCCCACTACTTCTCACCGCCGCGGTCGTACAAAACCGAGAGGACCCCGAGTGCGACCCCGGCAGCCAGGAGTCCAGCGAAGAGGCTCACCGATGCAAAGGCTCCAACGACACATCCGCAGCCGGCGACGAAGGTGACGTCGGTGCCGCGATTGCGAAGTCGCAGAGCGGCGGCCTTTAGAGAAGTGCCACCTCGGACGAAGGCTCCTCGGAGGTGCCCCCGGATTGCGCTTCCTTTGCTCGCCTCTCCCATATGGATTCCTCCTCTCCTTTTGCGGCCCCCCAGCGCGCGATCGTGCACGCGACCAGCGGGGTGATGTCAGTGGTTGACTTCTTCCGGCCCCAGGCCGACGCTTCGCCGAGCGGGCGCTCGGCCGCGCCAAAGACCGCTTCGTCGAGCTCGGGTTGACCGCCCTGCCGCATCGTCTTCTGCGGGACCGCGTCGTAGAAGTTGCCGCAGGCCTCCGCGTACTCGGCAGTTGAGACGACGGTCACTTCAAAGCCAAGCTTTTCTTCGACCCCGGGGATCAGGGAGGCGGCCTGGCTACGGCCGTCGACGAGGATGCTTCCCTCGGTCACGCCGTGGCGCTTTGCCAGCTCGCCCAGCCTGCCGGCGAGCCAGCCCGTCCCGCGGCGGCGTTCGATCAACTCGACGTGCATGAGGCCATCAGGGCGATACCCGGCAGCGCCGATTGATGCCCATGCCCGGTCCGGCGAGACATCCCAGGCGAGGACCGGCGGCCCGTCGATCGAGCGCTCCCCGTAGCCACGGTCGAAGATCGCCGCCCACTCGTCGCGGTCGAAGAGCTCGTCATCCGAATCTGCGTCAAGATCAGGCCAGTCACCGACTCCGAGGCGCTCGACGGCGAAGTTGCGAGCCTTCATCGTCTTCCGTTCGGCCTTGATGAACTCTGGAGAGATCCGGATGCCGAGGCCCGGGTTGGCGGCAACCCACGCCTCCGGGTCGTCGAAGAGGTGTTCGGCGTCGTCAGGGGAAAGCTCTTTGCCGTCCTCCATGGGGGGCAACCCCCAGCTCATCCACATGAGGCGGAGGTCGGCGGCGGTGAGGCCGCGCTGCCGCAGGCCAGCGAAGACAAGGCCGTGCTCGTGCTGGAGCTGATTGACCGCTGAGCCCGTGTACCAAAGCTGGGGATTTGGGCGCGCCGATAACAACGGCATCAGGTCGCCGAGCAGATCCTGCGGCAGGATCATCGGCTCGTCGAAGTAGATGACATCGCCGGTAAGCCCTCGACCGCCGCCGCCCGCCCGGGTCCGGAAACCGATCCGGCGGTCTCCGAAGAGCTCGATGCCCTCCTCTCCATGCGATTTCGAGATCCGCTTGACCTCACGCTCGAAGTCGGGCACTTCTTCGATCACCCGCTGGAGTCGGCGGAAGGCCTCGAGGCTCGTGTCGAAGCGATGGGCGGAGTAGATCTGCACCTTCTCGCCGAGGAGGAACAGGCCGGTCAGCTGGCGGCCGAGGATCACCTCGCCCTTGCCGTTCTGACGCGACACCTCCAGGGCCACCTCAAGCGCTGACCAGGTGCCGTCGGTGCGTTCTCCAAGTGAGCTGCACAGAGCGGTCGCCTGCCACTCATCAAAGTGAACGCCGGCCAGCTCGCAGACCTCGAGTGCTTCCTCTCCACACGACGAAACGGACGGCGGAACCCAGAAGGATCTAGGCAGCTGCGCCCCGCGCAGCGGCTTCCTTCTCTTCGCGTTCTTTCCTGAGCTGCTCAAGCCTGCTCCCGCCCTTCACCTGTGGCGGCGCCTGCTCGCGCAGCGTGTCCATCGTCTGTCGCAACTCCTTCACGCAGTAGGACTTCGCAGTCGCCGAGTTGTACGGGTGGTCGAGCTCGAAAGCCATGCTGAGAGCCGCGGCAGCAAGGGCGGAGTTGGCGACCCGCGGGTCGCGCTCGCGGATTTCCTCCAGCTCGGCTCGCGTCGCATCGACGACTTCGGTCCCGCCGGCGTCGGCGATCGGCAGATCCCCGAAAACCTCCTCGGCCCGGTCGACGTGCATTTCCACCAGCACGTACAGCCCGTTGCGAAAGACGCTGACGACCCGCGCGTCGGGTCGATCCTCCAGCTCGGCCTTCTTGGCTTCGATCGCCTCGATCACCGCGGCGCGGTCGCGCATCTTGACCGCATCCTCGATCCCGAGCTTGCGCGCCTTGTCGTTCAGTTGGTCGCGGGGGAGCTTCTTGAGGGCGGGCAATCGCTACCACTCCCTCGAGTTCCAGCGCCGACGGCGACCCGCCGTGGCGCGGTTGCAACGGACATGCTCGGGGCCCCGATACTTAGAGCGATCCTCGTCGTCGTGACCGAGATCCCAATCTTCACCCGGGGTGATCGGGTCGCCACATCGCCAACACCGAGCCCCGCCGGAGTCCACCACCAGGGCCACCTTTTTCCGAAGCTTTTGGTGGGCACTTCCGTAGCCTCGGGCACTGGTCTTCCCCTTTAGCCTCCCCCTCCCCCTCAGATACTGCGATTCGGGGAGAGAAAAAGGTGACTGCGTGCGGGTCAAAGAAGCCGCCCCTCCAAAAAAACTCGGTAGGGGGACGGCGGCAGATTTGCCGGTCAGGCTCCCAGGTCCAGGACTTCCTGGGCAAGTCGCTGGACAGCCAATTCGCAGTAGCGCTCCTCGAGCTCGATCCCAATTGCTTTCCGGCCGAGCTCCTTGGCTGCAACCAGTGTCGTGCCGCTGCCCATGAACGGGTCGAGGATCACGCCGGGCGGACAGCGTTCGAGTAGGTGGCGCATAAGGGCGACAGGCTTGGGCGTCGGATGGTCCGGCCGATCCACCGATTGCGAGCTGAGGCCATCGAAGCGAAGCACTGAGGCTTGCCGCCGGCCAACCCAGCCCTTGCCCCTGACGTAGATCTCCTCGTGGCTGGGCCCCCAAGGCAAGCTGGTGTCGCCCATGCCCGGCGAGTCGCCCTTGTCCCACACCAAGAGCGCTCGACACTGCGGCCGGCCCGCCCGCCAGGTGCCGAACACGAGCGCAGGCCGATCGCCCCAGCTCTCGAGCATCGAGTCGCGCAGTGCGGTGTCTTTGTCGCCGAGCACGGTCTCCGACCGCTTGCTCCGGTAGCTCATGCCGTACGGCGGGTCGGTGACGATGACATTGACGTCGAGGTGAGGGACGATCTTGCGGCTGTCGCCGTGGTAGATCGCGATCCCGCCCTCGTCGTAGTAGGGCGAGAAGGAGTCCGAGGGTGAGCGCATAAGCAGACCTCCGTCTGCCGGACGCCTGCGGTGTTCCGGTGGGCCATGCCCCCCGGCGATCGCCGTCGCGCGGGGGGCGCTTAGCAAGACCCCCGATGTCGGCAACGCCAGCCAGGCAACCGAGCATCGGGCGAGGTGAAGGACCGCAGCATCGACCGCCCGTCGAACGCCGTCCAATCACCGAGGAAGCCAGCCTTTGCGCACGGGGATCTGTCCACCGTGCCGCACCCGTTTGGGGGTCAAGGCTGGCGCATTCGGAATACTGGCCGCTGCGTCGGACGGCAATCATGCCGCTCTCTCCAGCTTGCGTTCAGCCTTGGCGATTCGCTCCTCGATCACACGCAGGTCGCCGCTGATGTCGACGTGGCGGCCACGGCTGTTTGCCCGTAGCCGAGCGAGGCGGATCTCAAGAGGCTGTTCCTGTTCGGCTATCCGCTCGGATCCGACCTCGAGCAGGAACCGCTGATGAGCATCGCTGCTGGCGCGGGTGCCCATCACCACTCGATGTGGGATCACCTCGGGCTCCGGTGGCTCGCCAGCGTTCTTGTGAGCCGGGCTCCGATCCTCCTCCTCGATCGTGTCAATGGTCGGCGGCGACTCGTGGAAGACGTCCTCGTTGAGACCGAGGGCGCGCTTGGGATCGGAGGTGTAGCCGTCGCCGCTGGCTGGGAGTAAGAGGGCGCGGTCTGCGTGATGCGGGTAGCGCGTGAAGAGCGCGATCCAGCTCCGCTTTCCCTCGTGTTTGGTCCGCTCGATTCGGGTGATCTCGATGGTGCAGCTGCGCAACCCGAGGATCTGGCCAACCTCGACCGGACAGGCGTCGTACTTGGACTCCATAGGCCAGCTCAGCGTCGTCAACTCGCCTTCATTGATCGCCTGGCGCTTTCCCGCTAACGGATCGGTGGGCTTCATCGCGGGTACTCCCCTGCGGCGTAGCGGCAGGGGCCAGCGAGAGAGCGCCTGGTCGAGCCAGCACCGCCTACGGCGGCGTTCACCGCTGCTCCCTCGCTGGCCCCTGCCTTTTCACCGCGCTCCGGCATTAGGCGGCGTCGGCCTCCCCGGCCTTCGCATCAGCGACTACGGTGTAGGTGCGACCGTCCTTCTTGACGCGCCCCTCCTTTTCGAGATCTCCGAGGATCCGGTAAAGGTGGTTGGGCTTCACCTTCATCTTGGTGGCGATGTTGGAAGCGGCGATGCCGGGCTCGGCCTCGATCAGCTCGACGACCCGGTCGTATTGCGTGCTCTCCTGTTCGGCGGCTTCGGCCTCTTCAGCGGCGGCCTTCGCTCGCTCCTCTGCTTCCTTCGCCTGCACGGCGAGACGTTTGGCTCGCTCGACAGCCTCTTTGCGACGCTCCTTGACTTTCTTCACCGCGGGTGCGGGCAGGAGGCCTAGCCGCTCCGCTATGTCGTCGACCATGACGGTGACGTCGAGTGGATCGCCACTGTGTGGTCCCTGGAGGGCCCATCCGTGTCCGATGCTGCCGAGCACGTGGGTGCGAGCAATTGCCACCCGAAGGACGACCTTCAGGCACTCACCCGGCGTTTTGGCCGCAGCCAACTCTTCGGCGACGACTTTGTCTGGGAAGCGTTCAGCATCTTCGTCGGCGCCCCAGCTGTAAGTGTCGGGTGCCAACTCGCCGAGACCGGCGGCAATCACTTCGGCACTCGAATCCTCGTCGCCCAGTGCCATGGCGCAGACGAGACGGATTACGTCGAGGTCCGTCGGTTTCGGGTTCTTCAGCGCTGCCAAGCGATCGCCCAGCTCGGCGTTGGATTTGGCAAACGTCGCCGCCTCTCGCTGGCGTTTCTTCTCCTCCTGCTCCCGCTGCTTGGCGGCATCACCGTTCGGCTCGACTGAACCGCCCGGGGAGCCCTGCTGGGCGATCAGACGGCGCGCCTCTTTGTCCATGGCCGGGATCTTCAGCTTGGCCAGCTCGAAGGTCAGCTCGGGATCGGTGATGAACCGGGCGGTCCGTTTGCTGCCCCAGCGCTCGAAGGTGAACTCGAGCAACGACCCCGCCTGCTTGGCCGCCTCCGCGTCCTTGTCACCGAAGTGGAAGAGCGGTTTGTTGTACGACGGGGTGGGGATGCCCTCCCAGAGCTTCTTGAGCTTCTTGCGGAAGTCGCTGTCGACGCCGATAGCGTTCGGGTGGATCTGCTCGTGGTCGTGCGCCGCAATCTGCTGGAGACCTACTTCGGACGCCACCGATTCGAGCGCCAAGCCCACCTCGTTTTTGTCAGCGAGACCGGCTAGGTCGCGCTTCTCGACGATCCGCTCGACCGCCGTCGCTCGCACCTTGGCGATCGCCGCCAGGTGGACCACTGCCTCTAGAGGCAGCTCACCTGCGTTGACCAACGCCTGCAGACTCTCGGGCACGTCAAGAATCCGTTCGCGGTTGCGGGCCGAGCGCTCGGACATCGCCATCGCGTCGGCGGCGTCTTTCTGTTTCATCTTGAAGTCGTCGCGCAGCACCTTCAGGGCCCTGGCCTCGGCGACCGGCGACATTTCCGCCCGGGCGCGGTTCTCCGCGAGGGCGGCGAGAAAGCGCTGCTTCTCGTCGAGGGATGCGTCGACCTCCGCAGGAACGTCGATGCCAAGCTCCAGCGCCACGGCGTGACGGCGGTGGCCGAAGATGATCGGGAAGACGCCCTTGTCGTCGGCGGGGCCGACCTTGATCGGGCTTTCGATGCCGCGCTCGGCAATCGATGCCTTCAGGCTCAGGAACGCCTCGTCGTCGCGAGAGAAGTCCCCGCGGGGGTTGAAGCCTGCGACCTCGGCGATCTTGTCCGCCGGGATCAGCTGCAGCTCGCGCTCTTTGGTTGCAGTGCTCATGGATGTCTCCTTGCTACCGGCAGGTCTGCCGGTCGTTGGTTAGTGCCCGGGGAGCCGGCCGAAGCCGACCCCCCGGAGGACGTGGACTGCGCCTGGGTCACTTCGCGGGCGTCCCGCTGAAGACGCGGTCTTTGAAGCGGTCGCTGAGGCGAGCGGCGATGCCGTCGAGGGCATCGCGGACGATGCGCTCAGGCTGCTCGAGCTTGTAGCCGAGGGCGACGGTCCCGGCCCTGATGCGCCAGCGGAGCCGCGCCGTCACCTCGACCTTTTCGCTTCCGACGAACGGCGCGATCGCCAGCTTGAAGACCTCGGGAATTGCCAGATCGCCGTGCTGGCCGGCGGTGGCCTCGATCTTCTCGTCGTACTCCATGGTGACCGCGCCGTTGGCGAGCTTGACCCCAGAGCGGAATTTCGCCTCAGTGGTTCCCTGGAGGGTCGAGGCGATCTCCAGCAGATCGGCCGCGTCCGGTTCGGCGATATCGGGGAGGCCGTCCTGCAGGCGCTCGGCGAACGTCTCCTGGTCGAAGTACTCGCCGTCGCCCTTGGTCCAGAGGGTCCACTCCTCCGTCTCGATCAGGGTCAGCTCGGCGCGGTGCTCGCGCCAGGCCGGGGAGTCCTTGGCGTGGTCGTCGAGGACGGCAACGACCTTGCCCTCGGTCGGATGCACCCAGACGGTCGAATGGTCGGCGTCCTGGTGCTTCTCGACGTAGGCGATCAGGCTGTCGACCGTGGCGGGCTCGAAGACGCCTCGGGAGCGCAGCGGCCTCTCCCGCAGCTTCTCGGTGTCGATCAGGACGGCGTTACCGCCGGGCGTGACCACCGCGTAGTCCTTCTCGAGGTCGAGCTCTCGCAGCTCGACCGCCCGCTGGGCAACCGCGATGACCTCGGCGGCCCCGGTGTTGTGATCGTGTTCGCTCATGGCGTGGTGAGTCCTTTCGTGCGTAGTTGGCGCGTCAGCTCTTGCTGGCGTCGCGTAGGGGAAGCTCGGCCTGGCGCGGGTCGCGGCGCGACAGGTTTCCGGTGCGGTCGCTGAAGAACAGCGAGGGGTCGGGGTCCGCCTGCGGGGCCTTGACCTTGACCTCGTCGGTGACGACGACGGCGCCGCCGATGTCGGACGGCGCGACCTTGATCTTGATCTCCAGCGTCCCCGTCTTCTGGTGCTCGAGGACCGCTGCGACGATCTCCGCCAGGCCCTCGCCCAGCTCGTTGTGTAGGCCAGCTGCACGGTGCTCGTGCAGGAACGCCCCGAAGGGCTTGGTTGCGGTCTCAGTCGCGGCCTCGGGCTCCGGGGCCGATTGAACTGCTGCGTTGGGTTCAGGCATGTGCCGTTCCTCTCGGGTTGGTGTCGATGCAGGTCGGGGGGAAGTCGGTGTACGTGCGCCCGTCGAGCAGGCGCCCGTTGGAGCCAGGCCGCGGTCCGCCGTTCTGCTTGTGGAGGAAGGCGGTCCCGGCCTCAGCGCAGGCGTCGCGAAGGTCGAGCGCCCAGTCCGAGTCGAACCGGCGATGGCCGGGGCCCGACTCGCCGCCCGTGATCAACCAGTCGATGCCGTGCAGATCAAGGCCTCGCTCCCGCAGGAGCCCACGGTCCTGCCACACGTACCAACCGGGACCGGCCATCGTGCTCGGGTGCATCGGCACCAGCGGGCCCAGCAGCGGCTCCGCGCTGATGAAGCGCACCGCCGCCGGCGCCGCCCGGAGCAAATCGGCGCGATCGACGAACCGCCGGTTCTCGATCGTGACGCCAAGCCAGACGTTCGGGTAGCCATCGCCCCAGTCCTCGGGCAGGCACTCGGCGATGCGCTCGGGCCGCTTGGTGAGGATCTGGTACGTCGACTGCGGGGTCCGCCGGATGATCTCCCAGGCTTCGCGGCGAAGATCGTCGGCGGATGGGTGGAACCAGTCCGACCAGCTGCAGGTGAAGACGAGGTGGCGGCCCTTCTCGGCGATGCAGCGCTCGCGCTCTTTCGCCCACTTCGTATTGCGGACCGGCGCGTAGAAGGTCGGGTCGGCGGCGCGGACGACCGTGTACGGGTCGCGGCCGTAGCGGAGCTGGTCGCGGAACATGTAGCACTTCGCGCAGCCCGGGCTGACTTTGTCGCAGCCGCGCCAGGGGTTCCAGGTGGAGTCGGTCCACTCGATGACGGATCGCTCACCCATTCCAGGGGCTCCAGTCGTCGGAGTCGGCGGCCTTGACGACCGCTTCGGCGTCAGGCGTCTCGGTCAGTGCAGTCGCGCCGGCCCAGAGCGCGTCGACGGTCGCCGGGTCCGCGGGCTCGCCACCAAGTTCGTAGCCACCGGGGCCGCCGGCGACCATCGTGCAGCGCCAGCCGTCCTCACCAAGCTCGAAGAGTCGCTCGACGCCGGCGGGATCGCCAACAGTCGCGATGAGGTGAGGCCAGGCCTCGATCGCACCGTGGGGGTTAAAGCTGACTTCGACGCGCTCGGCCATGGGTGGCTCAGGCCCCGTCCCCGCGAGCCAGGCGGAAGTAGCGGTGGGTCTCGGGTCCGACCTGCTCCTCCTTGACGAAGGTGACCAGGCCCTTCCCCTCCAGCACGCCGAGGTGGTAGGTCAGGTGGTTGGTGGTCGAGTCCAGCGACTGGGTCAGCTCGGCCGTCGACACGTCGCCCTTGCCCTCCAGTGCCTCGAGCAGATCGAGGCGGGTCGGGTGGGTTTCGGCCTCGGCTAGGCGCTTGTAGTCGATCACTGTCGGTCTCCTCGGTTGGTTGACGGATCGGGGCTCTCGCCCGAACGGGCGCTAGCGGCAAGGAGGTCGCCAGCGCCCGTTCCGGCGAGCGGTTGCGGTTGCTGTTGTTCGAGCCCTGCAGCTGCGCCAGCCCCCGAAGGGGACGCGGCGGCGAGCGTCCGGCGCTGGTCGGCGAGGGTGCGGTAACGAGCGGCCGGCGGCGTAAGTGCCCGCAATGGCGGGATCGACCAGCCGCCGAGGCGGCGGACGACGACCCGGCAGACACCGTCGGCCATCGTCACGACCTGGATGTCGATGCGGGGGTCGTCGCGCTGGAGGCGCCGAGCGGCGGCGAGGCGGCGGCGGTGCAGTTGTCGGAACCTTGCAGCGTGCCACCCCCCGAAGGGGGCGACGGTGACCCAAGACGGGCGGGCGGCGTCGAAGAGAGCGAGTGCGAGTCGGGTGCTCTGAAGCTGGTCGCGGAGTCGGCGGAAGTCGCCCTTGATCTCGATCTTGAGAGTGCCGGTCTTCACGAGGCTGGCATCTCCCGCGGAGCGACCCGCTGGTAGATCGGCGAGGCGTACAGGTCGCCGTCGAACTTGCGCTGGGCCTCGCTCTCGAGGCCCCAGTCGGCGAGGAAGTCGAAAACGAAGGCAGGTAGAACCGCGACCCTGAGCGTCAGACCCGGGGTCGAGTGGCTGTCGAAGCGACGATGGTGTCCGGTGCAGCCGGGACCGCCGTTACGTGGATCCCATTCAGCCAGCTCGACCAGGTCGGCGACGTCGAGGGCATCGATCGCACCGTCGGCGAAGGCGTCGGTGGTCAGCTGGTGCCCCAGCGCTCGACGGAGTTGCTGGCGGCCGATGAAGTGGAAGGCCTCGAGGTCGCCGGAGCAGGGTCGGTCGAGCGGGTCGAACTGCTTCAGCCAGCAGGCCGGCCCGCCGTCGTAGAGGCGCATCGGCATATTGCGCGATTCCGGGCCGACGGAGGTGAAGAACTTCAGCGACTGCTCGCGGAAGGCCTCGGTCAAGTCCGGCGGCGGCGTCGGGCGCTTCACTTGCCGACTCCAGCCATCGCAGGTAGCTCCGCCAGGGAGTCGGACGTGTGACCCAAGACGCTGCCTTTGTTGTGCAGGCGACGGGTGACATCGGGGTGCAGTTCCTCATACACCGACAGGTCGTGCAGGGAGCGCATCATCCTCTGGCCGCGCTTGAGCAGCTGGTCGAGCTCGCCGAGTTCGCGCAGGAAATCGTCGCTGGGGCGAGGCATCAGCCCTCCCCCCCGATTCGGTCCTCGTCCTCAAGGTTTTCGTCGAGGACGCGGCAGTAGTTCTGCGCGCAGTGGGCGTGCATCCAGCCAACGCCGCCGTCGACCTCGGAAATGAAATCGATCTTTGGACGGATCGGGTGCGGGCAGAGCTTGCAGCGGCCGGGCTCTTTCGCGACGATCGCCGGTCCGTGCGAGTGGCGCCTCAGCTGACGCATGGTCATGCCGCCTCACCCCCGTTGCCGGCGATCACCGTGAAGCCGACTTTGCGGGGCTGCTCGGGCTCTTGCTCGATCCGGCGGATAGCTCCGTCGACAAGGATCTTGCGGGGCTCCTGCGGACCCGCCCTCCCCTCGGTCAGCTCTCCATTCAGGACGCGCTCGAGTTTGGGCAGGCCGGCTGCCGGCAATCCGCCGTAGAGCAGCTGCTCGCGGTTGCGGGCAATGAAGGCCTCGTACTTGTTGCGCAGCCGGGCCTCGTCGCCGCCATCGCCAAGGACGATCCGGTCGATCCCCACCTGGCGAACAAACGCGGCGATGAGGGGCGACGCCTGATCGAGGTGGGCCTGTCGCTCGTCGGAGTAATGCCAGCCTTTCTCGCTGTCGTCCTCGACGATCAGGTCGGACGGTTTGTGCAGCGCTCGGCGGATCAGACGCAGGGCCTCGAAGAACTCCGGGGCATCGGTGATCAGGTCGGCGAGCCGGCCGCGGATCACCCCGCCGGTCGGCGGGAATCGCTCGCCGTCCCGGTAGAAGGTCTCGATCGCTACCAGGACCTGACTGGCAGGAAAGCTGTCGAGGTCGCGCCGGTACTTAGCCAACGCGGACTCGGGCTGCAGCTGGTGCGGCCAGTTTTCGGCGAGAAGCGCCACCACCCGATCCCACTCGCGATCGTTCACGGTGACTCCTCGACGGCGTCGACGTCGATCACTTCGTCACCGCGGCGTTCACGGACCCGGCGGTCGGCGGGGTGCTCATCGGCAACTCTGCCGGTGCCTGCTATCGCCGCCCTGCTCTCTTGGAGGAAGAGCTGCCCGAACTTCTCGCGGAATTTGGGCAGCGAGCGGATGTTGCTTTTCCAGAAGCTGTCGCCCTGGGACCAGCGGATCAGCCGCTCGGCTACGTCCTGGTCGCGCTCGTCGCGCTCGAGCATGAGTCGCTCGGCCTCAAGCCAGCCCTTGCCGACCGTTGGGCGTACGCCGTTCGGGTCGTTCTTGGCGATCAGATCGGCGAGGAGATTGGAGAGGCGACCCGGCGATGGCTGTTCGTCGTCGGGGTTACCTGACGGTTCCTTTGACGGTTCCCTATTAGGGGGGGTGTCGTTACTTGCACCCGGGGGGGTGTAGCCAGCTTCACCGGGGGGGTGCAGATCCTGCACCGGGTCCCGGGGAAGATCCTTCACCCCCCCGGGTGCAGAATCTGCACCGGGGTACGTGACGTTCTCCGGGTCGATTTCGAAGGCGACGAAATATGGGTGGTCGTCCTCGTACTCGCCGCTGAGACCAGGCAGCCTGACCCAATAGAGGGGCGGTCGATGCGTCTTGCCCTCCGCCGGAACGAGGATCGCCAGCTCGCCGAGATCGCCGCGCAAGGTGTCGATGCCGTTCTTGACGGCCCGCTTAGAAAGCTTCGCCTCCTTGGCGACCAGCCGCATCGAGGGGAAGCAGAGGCCGTTCTTATCGGCATGGTTGGCGAGAGAGATCGCCGTAAGCCGAGCGCCTTTGGTGGACTCGGAGTAGTCGAGCACTGCGCCGAGGGCCTGCACACTCATCGCGGCTGCTCCGGGTCGAGCTCCGCAGGCCCACATACCCGCATAAGCGCGAGTGACACAGCCGCCTGGTAGCGGTTGTCGGCGGCCGTGGCGTGGATCACGACGTAGGCCGCAGCGGCCTGGCGCTCCTCGGGACTAACGGCGCGGTCATAGACCTCGAGCGCGGAAGACAGGTCCAGGTCGTCTTCGCGCACCTTGATCGCCTTGCGGATCTCCCTTGCGAGACGCAGGCCGCGTTTGTCGATCACCGGCTCGCTCACGATCCGCCGCGCTCCGCCGCGTTGGCGGCGCCGTTGGCGCTGTCGCGGACCAGGCGCCCGTAGGACCGCATCGCGGCCACGTCGCCCATGTAGAGGACGCGGGCGACGGTCGAGGGCGGCCGACCGGGGATCCCAATCTGAAAGTCATGGATCAGCGTCGGCACCTTGACCTTCACTACGCCGGACGCGCCGTCGATCAACGCCGCTCGAATGACGCAGCTGTCGGCGAGGATCAGGTCGTCGTCGAGCGCGAACTGCTTGCGGATCGCCTCGCTGGCCAGCGCTGCCGCGTCGTCGGGGATGCGCTCGAAGGGCAGGTCGGTCGTCGGCGTCCCCATACAGGCGGCCCACTCGTCGAGCGTGTGATCGCCGCTACGACGACCGCAGGTGCCGCAGGATTCGTCGAGGCCTCGGACAGGCATCAGCTGGCACCGCCCATCTGCAGCTGTCCGCCAGTGGGCGCAGGCGTCACCACGCGCTTGATCTGTCGGGCCCGCAGGCGGCGATAGGTGATCCCCGCGGGCGGGTCGACGTCGACGACGCCAGCGGCGGGCTTCCCGGCGACAGGCGCTTCGAAGACCAGGCCGCGCACGTTGCACTCGACCACGGCTCCGGGCTGTAGGGCAGCGGTGTTCACAGGCTGCCCCACCACAGGTCTTCTTCAATCGGCCAGAGGCCTTGGGCCCCGCGATGCTCGATTGGCGGGTCGGCGGCGGCGAGGTTGTCCAGTAGGAAGGCGTAGCGGCCGACGTCGTAGTTGCCGAAGGCCCGCTCGTGCTCTCCGAACGCGAAGCCCGCCAGCTCCGGCAGTTCGCGCATCTTGGTTCCGAGCTGCGCCGTCGGCAGGCAGGCGACCAGGTCAGCGAAGGCGACGATGGCACCACGAGGAAGCTGTTCGGCAATCGTGACGCCGTGGCGGGCCAGGCCCTCGGCGTAGGGGTCAGCGGCCACGAACAACCGCAGGCCGTCCTCGTTGATGACCGGCGCGGCGAGGCCCTTCGCGGCGTGTATCGCGACGCGACCTCTGTACGGCGTCGACCAGCTGCGGGTCTCGATCCGCTTCTCCCCGAAGGCGACGAGCGAAGCCCAGGGCTGGGTGAGCGTCAGGCCTTTCACTCGCCCTGCTCCAGACCAAGCCGCTCACGGAGTTCATCGCGCAGCTCGTCCTCGGCGACCTTCACGGCGTCCAAGGCGTCCTGGTCGACGTGACCTTCGATCTTCCCCTCGATCAGCTCGTACAGTTCGGGAGGCGTCAGCGCCTCCAGCTGAGCCGTGATTTCGTCTGAGCCGAGGTGGTCGCGGATCGTCGGATGGGCTTCGACGAAGCCGCGGCGCCGGGAGTCGGCGGGCTTGGGCGGCGCCGTCTCCACCCCCATATCGATCACCTGTTGCTCGGTCAGCGCAACGCGCTCGAAGCGGATCGCCTCTACACCGACCAGCTGCCAAACCATTTCGCCGACGTCGTCGTTGAGCGTGTTGAACATGCCCTCGCCGCTCGGGTCGAAGTCGCCGACGTGCAGGACCGTCGTGAAGGCGCGGCTCTTGTTGAAGGCGACGCCGGCGCGGTTGGCCAGCTTGTGCTTGGCCGTCACCGAGTCGTAGCCGCCGCCGCTCGACACCCGCACCCCGTAGGGCTGGGCGATTTCCCGCATCAGCGGCACCATGCCCGCGGCCTCGCACCAAAGCTCGAGGACGCGCGGCTGCCCAACGGTCCGGTCCTTCTGGAGGGCGTCGATCCAACCCTCCAGGCTCTCGGTGAAGTCGTCGGCGTCCGAGAAGCTCTCCACGACGTGGGACTTGCCTCGCTCGTCGCGGATCCACGAGAACGGGATCAAGGTGTCGACCTTGATCGCGATTTCCTGCGCCTCCTTGAACGTCTCGGCGTTGCCGCCGTCGATCAGGTCGATGATCTGGCGCTGGTAGGCCCGGCGGCTCCGGGCCATGTAGCCGATGAGGCTGCTGTAGGCATTCTCGGTCTTCGAGTAGGAGTACTCGGCGACCAGCCGGTAGAAGACCTGGCGGACCGTCATGGGTCGCTCCCAAGCCTTGTACTCGACCAGCACCGCCTTGGCGGCCTTGATCACGCTGGCGCTGTACTTCTGCGGCTTGTAGGGCTGGTAGCCGTGGATGCTCACCAGGCCGCCCCACCCTTCGCCTTGAGCGCCCGGCGACCCTCGTCGCGGCGGGTGGTGTCGGCGCGCAGTTCAATCCCCCGCAGCTGTGCCGCGTTCCGAAGGTCTTGCCGGCGGGCGCCCCGGAGAAGGCCGACGACGCAGCCGGCGCCGATGATGATGGCGAGCACCGTCACGAGCGCCGGTCCTCCGCTTCCTGGCGCCGCCGCCGGATGCCGCCGTGGGCGACGACGAAGCCGGTCGCGATCGAGCCCGCGACCCAGGCGACGAGGACGAGCAGGACCGGGCTCAT